ATATATGGGTAATGATTGTCGGAAACAATCAGGCCGGTTTTTCCCTTGCGTTCGCAAACGACAAAGAAACAGTCGTGGACGCGGAATTCACGGCGTTACCGCAGGACAAGGAAGGAACACTGATTCACTACGAAGAAGAAGTTCTGGAAGATACACAGAGTTTGAGCGATACAACCGAACAGAAACCGGTCGCAGATAAATAAAACAGATAAAACGATCACAAGGCGGCGTATAGACAAAAACGCCGCCTTTTTCAGAAGGAGAAAAGACAATGGCGAACATGAATTTTGATTTTAATAAAATCCAGAGAAGTTTTTTTAAAACGACATTAAAAGACGGTAGAGAACTGGTTGTAAAAATGCCGATGAAAAAAACATTTGAAAAAATTACGGCAGCACAGGAAATGGATCTGGAAGAAATGTCGGTAGCAGACGCGATGGACACACTAGGCGCAATATGCGCGGAAGTGCTGTCAAACAACCTGAATAAAGAAAAAATCACAATGAAATACATGACTGACAATTACGACACAGAAGAAATGGGCGAATTTATAAAAGGGTTTATGAACTTTGTAAAAGGAGTAAAAGCAGACCCAAACTAATTATACCGTTCTATGACGATCCGAACGCAAAGGAAATTCATTACAAACCAAAAACAAACGCCGAAAAAATGGTAGCGAAATACACGGGGCTTAATTTTTGGGAAGTGGAAGAATTAGATCTTGACGTTTATTTGTTCATGGCACGGGAATCGGTAATCTATTTCAATTCGCAGACGGAATCAGGGCGAGAATACCTTGAAAACTGTTGGAGAATGACGCAGACGAAGCCGGATCGGCAGCAGTTGCGAGAAAAATTCGGAAAGAAAGGGGGAGAATAAATGGCAAGAAGCAAAATCGCCGGAATTACAATCGAAATCGGCGGAGATACTACGAAGCTAGATAAAGCCATGCAAGGGGCTAACAAAACCGTAAGAACCACACAAACGGAATTAAGAGAAGTAAACAAATTACTGAAATTAGATCCGAAAAATACAGAATTATTAGCACAAAAACAGGAACTTCTATCAAAAGCGGTCGCCGGGACGTCTGAAAAACTGGATATTTTGAAAGAAGCTGAAAAACAGGTTCAGAAACAGTTTGAACGCGGCGAAGTATCAGAAGAACAATACCGGGCATTACAAAGAGAAATCATCAAGGTTTCGAATGATTTAGACGCGGCGGAAAAAGAAGCCAAAGAAACCGCGCAAGCATTGAAAGACGTCGGAAAGAAAGAAGAAGATATCAAGAAAGTATCGGAACGCGCCGACGAATTCAAAGACAAAATGAAAGCGGCCGGCGAAGCAGTAGAAACCGGAATGAAAGCAGCCGGAGCGGCAATGGTGGCAGCCGGAACGTATAGTTTGAAGTTTGAAAGTGAATACGATCAGGCGTTAAACACGCTTACGACATCGACAGGCGCGGCAGCAGACAAAATAGACGGGCTGGATAAAGCGATGGCGGCCGTGTATGAAAATAATTACGGCGAAGATATTCAGGAAGTCGGCGAAGCTATGGGCGTAATTGTGCAGCAGACAGGCGAAATGGATCCGTCGAAATTACAAGAAATGGCGGAAAGCGCATTCACACTCCGGGACACCTTCGATATGGACGTCGGAGAATCCATGCGGGCAGTAAATCAGTTAATGACGCAATTCGGGTTATCTTCCGAAGAAGCGTTCGACCTTGTGGCACAGGGCGCACAAAACGGGCTGAACAAAAACGATAACCTACTGGATTCAATAAATGAATACGGGCCAAAATTCGCACAAATGGGACTTTCGGCTTCAGATATGTTCAATATGTTCAAAAACGGAGCGGAAGCAGGCGTTTTTGATATCGACAAATTAGGCGACGCAGTAAACGAATTTTCTATCAGAGTAAAAGACGGAACGGCGGACAATGCTTTTAAAGAATTGGGAATGGACGTGGACGCAACAAAGAAAGCGTTCGGAGAAGGTGGCGAAGCAGCAAAAAAAGCAATGCAGGACACTTTCGAAGCACTGGGAAAAGTATCTGATCCACTTGAACAGAACACTATCGGCGTTGAATTGTTCGGTACAATGTGGGAAGACACGGGCGGACAAGCGATCTTGGCAATGGGAAACATGGAAGGCGCGGCGTCAGATGCAGCCGGAACAATGGAAAAAATCAAAGAAATGAGATACGACGATCTGGCAAGCGAATTTCAAGGGCTTGGAAGATCCATACAAACAGAACTAATAAAACCATTAGGCGAAGAGTTGGGACCGGTTGCAAAAGAAACGATTGACACAGTAAAAGAGAATTTGCCGCAAGCGAAAGAGATTTTAAAAGAAGTGCTTACAGATATAACAGAATTTATAAATTTCTTTGTAAGTCATGCAAATGTATTGCTGCCGCTAATAGCGGGAATTGGTGCAGCACTTTTGACGTGGAATGTCGTTACTATGATACAAGGAATGGTGGCAGCTATAAAGAAGTGGACGGTGGCAACCGAAGGAGCGACACTGGCTCAAAAAATACTGAATTCAACAATCTTAGCAAATCCGGCGGCGTGGATCATAACAGCGATAGTCGGGGTTGTAACAGCATTAGTTTTACTGTGGAATAATTGCGAAGCATTCAGAGAAGCAGTAAAGGGAATATTGTCAGCTATCGTACAATTTTTCAAAGATGCATGGAACAAAATTCAGGAAGCGTGGGCGGCCGCACAACCATATTTCGAAATGATAAAAGAAGGAATCAAAACCGCTTTTTCGGTAGTTGTGGAAATCCTGACAGCACCGTTTCGAATCGCTTGGTTTCTGATAACGTCAATCTGGGACATTGCAACTACATATTTTCAGAATGTGTGGATCGGAATCCAGACCGTTTTTTCGGTCGTCGGGCAGATAATCGGCGGATTTTTCGAATCCGCATGGATCATTATAAAAGGCGTCTGGGATGTGGTTGTTCTGTATTTTCAAACAATCTGGTCGAATATACAGGCCGTATTTTCGGTAGTTGCTACAGTTTTAGGCGGATTTTTTCAAGTTGCATGGACCACAATTACAACAATCTGGGACGTAGCGACCGGGTATTTTCAAATGATCTGGTCTGTGATACAGGGAATTTTTTCGGTTGTACAGTCCGTACTTTCCGGCGACTTTTCAGGCGCATGGGAAGCGATAAAAGGCATCTGGTCAGCCGTGACTGGTTGGTTCGGTCAGGTATGGTCAGGGATTCAGAATATTTTCGGATCTGTCGGAAGTTGGTTCGGATCAATCTTTCAGTCAGCATGGAACGCGGTTCAAAATGTCTTTTCAAACTGGGGATCATTCTTTTCTGGCTTGTGGGGCATTATCCGAAACACATTTTCAAATCTGGGAACGTCTATCGCGAACGCAATCGGCGGCGCGGTAAAATCCGGGATCAATGGCGTAATATCTATGATTCAAAACACGGTCAATTCCGCGATCAGAATTATCAATGGAGCAATTAACTTGATTAACCGTCTTCCGGGCGTATCAGTTGGAAATGTCGGATATTTAAGTCTGCCACGACTGGCGAAGGGCGGTATCTTAACAAACGGCCGCGCGATTGTAGCGGAAGCGGGACCGGAGATCGTCGAAATGGTAAACGGAAAAACAATCGTTACACCGCTTTCGGGAACAGCAAAGAACACGGCACTTGAGAGAAACTTCGGCGGACAGAAAGGAACACTGAAACAAGAAATCAACATGAATATAGAAAATTTCTATAACAACAGAAAACAGGACGTGCGCGAACTGACAGAAGAAGTTATGGAAATGGCGCAGGAATTAAAGGAAAGGGACGACAAAGTATATGCTTAATGAATTTTACGACGATATCAACAGCTTTACATATAACGGGCGGAATTCCCTTGATATGGGACTGGCAGTATACGAAAAAGAAAACATATACGGCCGTCCCAAACCCGTTATTGAAAAAGTAAACATTCCGGGACGTGGCGACGTGATTCTGAATAATAAAACAGATCCGATCGATAATGAAGAATACGAAGATTTTCAGAAGGTGTATAAATGTTATGTTATGCCGGAAGAATATCAGGATCTTGAAATGGTCGCCCGGAATGTGTATGCGTGGTTGTACCAGACCGTGCAATATGCACGGCTTGACGACAGTTACGAACGCAATTACTACAGAATGGCCCATGTATCGGAAGAAATGTCGGTGGAAGAAATCGCCGCCGCACTTCTGGGGACCTTGGAAATCCAGTTCACTTGCCACCCGTATAAATATTCATACGACGGCGAAAGAACACTGACACTCACAAAAACGACAAGCATTTTCAATACAGAAGGCTTTACAGCTTATCCGTACATGAAAATCTATGCGACGGGTGCGGTTACGTTGTATATCAACGACCGCGCCCATACATTCAAGGAAATAGAAGACTATATCGAAGTAGACAGCGCGTTATTAAATGCGTACAAAGGGGACACGCTACAAAATAACAAAATGACTACGACATTATTTCCGAAACTGGTAGCGGGCGAAAATAAAATCCGTTGGGCGGGCAATGTGAAGAAAATTGACATTGTGCCGCGTTGGTGTTGCCTGTGATACCGATTCTATATGATCCCCTTGAAACACAATTTGATTCAAACGGAATCGGACTTCTGACGGACACGATATCTTGCATTGTAGAGGAAGAAAGAAACGGATCTTTTGAACTGACTTTACAATACCCGCAAGAAGGACATCTGGCCGATTACATCGTGGAAGATGCAATCATAAAGGCAAAACCAAACGACAAAGACAAAGATCAGCTATTCAGGATCTATAAATCAGGAAAGCCGATCGGTGGCGTGAACACCTACTACGCCGAACACATCAGTTACGAATTGAACATGAATCCGGTATGCCGTCCGAAAATATCCGGGAAGAACGCACAAGAAGCGATCGCGCAGCTATTAGAAGAAGCTGTGATCGGAAACAACTATACGGCGTGGTCGGATATCACGACCAGAAACAGCACTCAGATAGACGACGTGTTAAGCGTCAGAAACATTCTGGGCGGTACAGAAGGATCGATCCTTGACGTCTGGGGCGGGGAATTTCAATTCGATAACTTTACAGTAAAGCTGCATAAATCCCGCGGATCAGATACCGGGGCAACGATCCGGTACGGAAAGAACCTGATTTCGGCAGAACAGGAAAGAAACATCGGCGACGTGATAACGGCGATATTTCCATATTGTTATTACACACCGGAAAAGGAAGAAGGAGCGACGGAAGAACCAGATCCGGTTTTCGTTTCACTTCCTGAAAAGTTTATCAACACACCAAACGCGGACAAATACGCCCGCCCAAAATGCGCGCCTATGGATTTTTCGGACGAATTCGAAGACGGCGTGATCGTAACAGAAGAAATGCTTCGTAAGGTCGCAAAAGCCTACACTGAAAGCGGAATCGACGAACCAAAAATATCGATCAAGGCCACGTTCCAAAATCTGAAAAAGACAAAGGACTATGAAAACATACAGGCACTTGAAACGATCGGGATTTGCGACACTGTAACGGTCATGATCGAAAAAGTGGGAATCGAAGTCAAAGCAAAGATCGTTAAATACTCATACGACAGCATCAAAGAGCGATTCGACAGTGTAGAGATTGGAGAACCAAAAACAAACCTGACAAAAGCGATCACGGCCGCACAGAAGGAACAGAAAGAACAGATCGTAAAATCCGCCACCCGCGCGGAAATCATACAGAAACGTATTGAACAGACCATAAAGGACGTGACGGCGGCGATTACGGGCAATTCCGGCGGCCATGTGCTTTTATATCCGGCAGAGAATCCGCAGGAAATCTATATCATGGATACCGATTCGACAGCGACCGCGAAGAACGTCTGGCGGTGGAATCTGGCCGGACTGGGACATTCAAGCAACGGAATCGGCGGACCGTTTGAAACGGCGATCACGGCAGCAGGTCAGATCGTGGCCGATTTCGTGGCGGTCGGAAAGTTAAACGGCGCACTGATTGAAGCCGGGACCATTAACGCGGAATCCCTGTCAGTAGAGTATAAACAAAGCGTAAAGAAGTATACAGACGACGGCGACGCGAAGCTGTTATCGGAAATGAAGTCACGATTCGAAGTGACAGGCGAATCAATCACGGCGGAAGTGGAAAGAGCGCAGGCAGCAGAAAAGACCATATCGGACGATCTGGAACTGACAAAGCAGGACGCGGAAGATTTCAAAGAAAATGTCGAAGGAGCATTCCGGGACGGCATAATCACGGAAACGGAAGCGCAGACGATCGAAAGATATATCAAAGAACTGGAAAAAGACAACGCTTCGATTCAGAAACAATATAACGCGGTTTTGGATTCAGCTTCAAGGCAATCAGCAACAACGGGAAGCAATTTTTCGATTAAATTCAATGCAGATTGCAAGACGGAAATATCATCAAGCGGCACGAAATACGATTATCTGTATTTATTTTACCAGAAGGACGGGAAAATCTACAAGGCACTAGACAAAGTAAGCGGCGCGGATATTGCCGGAAAAACGTATATCGTGCCGTCAACAGATGTCTATATCCAATGGTATTCGGATAGTTCAGGTAATAAATACTACGGTTTTTCAATCGACGAGATCAAACAGGTATCAACGGCGGCAGATACAACCGGAACGGAAAGCGCACTTCCGACTTACGAAGTGATCGAAGCCGCCACCGTGTCGATGATCCAGACGTCGCACCCATACGAAAATAATATGCGTAAGTTGTGGCATTACAAAAAGCGGACGGCCACACGGTCAACGCTCATCAGCAAGAAAAACGCCTACACGAACGCATACAACGCGTTGATAACCGCGATCAACAACGCAATTTCAGACAAAAAGATCACGGCGACAGAGAAAGCAAACGTCAATACGAAATTCGATGCATATAACGCAGCACTGGCGGATTTGAAAGAGACAATCGAAGCAGCAGGCGTGGACGTGGCAGCAGTCGCAGCGGCAGCAGTCGCAGAGTACGCAAGGGCAGCGATCAAAGTAGAAGCAGACAAGATCGAACTCCGGGTAACATCGGCGCAGGCGGAATCCCTAATCGAGCAAAAGGCAGATTCTATCAGACTGAAAGCCACGAAGATTGCATGGTCGGCGACCTATTCTTCTATGAGTGAATCCGGCATTTTAAAATGTACGTCCGCGCAATTAAAAGGATCTATGAAATGCGGGTATGATTCCGGGTACTGGGTAGAACTTGCAGGAAGCGGAAGACTGACTGGTGGTTATGGATCAACACAATACGGATATATTGACTATTCGGCAAGTGCCACGGACGTAGACACCGGGGCAAGATACAACGGCCTACAAGTACAAGGCGGATGTATGAGAATTTCAGTCAATCAGTTAGCAACAAGAAAAACAAGCAACACCGGCACACTTGCATATATCGGAGCAACAGGCAAATTCGAATATATAAGCAAAATTCGGGACAACGGCGATGGGACGATCACATGGTGGAATTCAACTGTTAGTTTTGAGAATGGACTTATGGTTTCGTCACTGTAAAGGAGAAAAAATGGAACTGGGAGAAACATTGCAGATTTTAGAAGGAATTATCTACGAAAAGGCAAAAAGAGAATTGGAAGCGGCGGAAACGCCACTATCACTTCAAACGGTCGTCATGGACGCGGTAGCGGCAAAATTCAAAGAAGAAGCATATGAAAATTTGAGAATCCGCACGATGCAGAAAGAAACACAGACAGAAGCGCGCACCGGAACACCGGAAGAACTTCTGAAAGAATTAAATGAGGGAAAGGGGGCGAAGGAATAGTGAAAGGCTACGCAGCGGAAATAAACGGCGACGCAATCTTCCTGACGAAAGACGCGCAACTTGACACGGCGTTAAAAAACGGTTGTAACATTGTCAGGATCGAAGATGACGACGGGCAAACAATAATTGCCACACCGGAAAACGGTTTTCTTGAAGACCGTCCGACATTGGAAGAAACAGGAACAATGACCAACCCATACGCGGAAGCGTTGGCAATGCTAGAGAAAGGGGAAAACTAATGGCAGATATCACAATCACACAAAAGATCACGATTGAACTTGACGGGAAAAGCCCTTTTGAATATGTCGTGATGAAACAGGGCGACAAGGGTTCGCGAATTCTGGCCGTCTCATTATTACAAAACAAACAACCGTATGAAATCCCGACGGGTTGCACCGCGCGGATTAAATACTATAAGCCGGACGGAAACCCGGTATTGAATGACTGCACACTGTCAGGGAATGAAATTCTTGTAACATATACGGAACAGATGTTAGCGGCTGCAGGCGTCGGAAAAGGCGAAATTGTTCTGTTAAAAAATGGAAAGGAATTGAAGTCAGCGACCTACTACACGAAGATCGTGGAAACGGTATACAAAACCGAAGGACTGACAAGTGATAAAGAATTTCTTTCTGTAGCAACCGTATTAAACGACATGGATCAGGCAGCGCAGAAGGCAACCGCCGAAGCGAATATCGCAAAGAGGATCGCGGAAGATGCAAAAACAAATTCGGACAAAGTGATCGCAGATACAAAAACAGCAATCACAAACACGAACGAAGCTACGGAAGCGACGAAAGCGGCGACTTCCGGGGCAAATATCGCGAAAGAAAATGCAGAGAAAGCCACACAGTCGGCAAATACGGCAGCAGGCGACGCACAGAAGGCAACCACGGGAGCAAAAGCAGCGGCGGCAGCATGTGAAGGAATCGCGGCGGGAATCAACACGATTGCAGATACAACAACCGGGAAAACCTACACGATCGGAGTAGACGCCGGACGAATCTATTTAGAAGCGAGGGACTAAAACATGGGAGAAAGAATCTATTTTGCAGATAAAGAAACACTGGATAAAACACACGCCAACACAGAAGCGATTCTGGCAGCAGTCGAGGGAGACGACGGAAAACATAAAAATCATATCCGGTTAGGAATCAAGATTGACAAGAACAACAGCAACCCGAAAACCCGCGTAGAATACATTTACGACGCCGTGGGAATGACACCGGCCGCAATGGACTATTCAAACGGCGTTTTCAACTACGGATCATGGGAAAACGAATATTTCGCAGCCAAAGACAAAAATTACGCTTGCATGGTCAAATTTGACGGCACAGAAGACTATAAACTGAACCCGAACGATTATTCGAAGAAAGCAGACGGCACGGAATCAGACGTCGCGAATGTCGCATACGGCGGAAACGCAATGGCGGCATTTGTCGGCGGTTGGTTATGTCAGTATGAGACAAAAACACATGAGTATATCATATGGTCTGACGTGCAGTACGACGACGGTTATAATTGCAATCACAGAAAGGATCAGACCGGGGCGATCCGTCCGGGCTTCTACAGAAGAATCTACACGCCGACTTTATACAACAATGTCGCCCGTTCAATCTCCGGTCAACTTTCCATGATGAGCAAAAACGCCACACAGGAAAGAAACTACATCAAAGCCAACGGCAGCGAGTGGGAGCATACATCGTGGAGCGAATACAATTACATTATCTGCCTGTTAAAGATCATGGCAAAAACGGACGACCTGAAAACCGCATACGGAAACGGCAATATGAACGGATATGTCAACGATGCAGCGCAACACTATGGCGTATTACAGGCCGGCACACTGGACGACAAGGGACAGTTCTTCGGGTATAACGCAAATAACAAACAGGTAAAAGTGTTCCACACAGAAGCACCATGGGGCGATCAGTGGGAAAGAATCATCGGTCTGATTTGTGACCACGGAAAAGCAAAAATCAGCGCATACGGACCGTATAATTTCACGGGCGAAGGCTACACGGAAGTATACGACTATGTGGAGAAAAACGGGATCACAGCAGCAACGGGCGGTTGGGCGAAGGATTCTATTTCGA